CCAAAACTATGGGAGGCGATGTAGTAGGAGCCACCGATGCGCTTACTACCTCAATGTTACAGTTCAAAGTAGACTTGCAGAACCCCATAGCAGCAGCGGGCGAAATGGAGCGAATGATGAATGTAATGGCGGCAGGTGCCAAAGAAGGTGCTGCCGAAGTACCCCAAATAGCCCAAGCCTTGGTACAAGCAGGAGGAGCCGCTAAACTATCTAACGTGAGCTTTGAGGAAACCAACGCTGCACTGCAAGCCCTCGCCCAGTCGGGCAAATATGGAGCCGAAGCAGGGGTAGGACTTAGGAATGTATTGATTAAAATGAATGCGCCCTCTGCCCTCTCTAAAGAGGCTACTAATATGTTGGCAGCTTATGGGGTGAATATGCAAAAAGTGTCGGACACTACGGTACCTTTTGCCGAGCGACTCAAAGAGTTGCAGAAGATAGGACAGAATACCGATGCTTTGGCTGCTGTCTTTGGAGCTGAAAACATACAAGCAGCGCAAGGGCTTATCAATACTGCCGATGCACAAGCCGAACTTACCCAGCAAATCAGCGGTACTAACGTAGCTACCCAGCAGGCTTCTATCGTAATGAGCGGTTGGAGTGAGTGGCTGGGGCGTTGCAAGGCGTGGTTAGACGACTTGAAAATAGGTTCGTTCTCTTTTACCAAAGTGCTTGGTGTAGTAGGCGACAGCTTAGGAGGCGTAGTGAGTGTACTGGGCGATATGGGGTCTGCTTATTCAGGACTTGCACCTGTACTCAAAGGTGTAGGGGCTTGGCTTAGACAGACAGTTGTAGCCCAAAAACTAATGGTAGTATGGACAAAAGTTGCCACCGCTGTACAATGGCTTTGGAACGCGGCTCTATCGGCTAATCCTATCGGTATTGTGATTGTAGCTATTGGTGCTTTGGTGGCTGCAATTGTGTGGCTGGCAAACAAAGTGAGCGGTTGGGGTGAAGCGTGGAAACATACCTGGAAAGGTGCAAAACTCCTCTTTCAAGGCTTCATTGCTTATATTGAAATGGGCTGGAATACCCTTATCAATGGACTGATGATAGGACTTAATAAGATAAAAGAGGGTTGGTATAGCTTTAAAAATGCGGTAGGCTTAGGCGATGAGGCAGAGAACAACAAAATGCTCTCCCAAATTAATGAAGATACCGAAAAACGCAAACAAGCGATTGCCGATAGTGCTAAGAAAGTATATGAAACAGGCATAGCTGCCAAAGAGGAATTTATTAAAGCAGGGCAATCGCTCACGTGGAATAAAGAGGAGAAAAAAGAAGCTACTGGAGCCCCTAAAGCAGGCAATCTTTCTGCCAGTTCGGCTATTGGAGGAGGTACAAACCCCAACCCTATCACCCCTACAAAAGGCAGCAAAGAAGGAGGTAAGGACGGCACAATGAGCGTAGGAGGTAGTGGTGGAGGTAATAAGAATATTACTGTGAACATCACAATGAATTGTACCTTCCCTATCGACAAAACCATTGGAAGCAAAGAAAATGCCGCTAATGGAGTGATTAGCAAAATCAATGACCGTATGCGTGATGCCTTAGTAACCTTATAAGAATGATGGATATACTTGTAACTGAAAATAACGACTTAGAAATCATAGCAGGGGACTTTAGTACTGGCGATAGTTTGTTGCAAGAGGTAGGCTTTATCCTCCAAAGTCAGCAGGGCAATTGGAAGTCTGATCCACTTGTGGGAGCGAATATGGTAGAACTCATCAAAGGGAAAAACAATCGCACGGCTGTAGAGAAACGTATTAAAATACAATTGGAGCGAGACGGCAAAGACTATGATGCTATTAAGAAACTATTAAAGCTCAATATAGACAATGGATAACCGCTATAACATATCACAACTCTTTAAGTTGGCTTTTGGTACTAACCAGCCCGTGTACCTCACCGTACCTATAGGCAAAGAGCCAGCCCACACAGCTGAGTATGGCAGTATCCGCACTGTAGAAAGAGAGGAAGCTATGCGGCTATCCAAACTCGGTACGCCCATTGTTTTTCCAGTGAAGTTTACCGCGGGTAGTTACAAGTTCTACGACTATCAAAGTAAGATAATAGATAAGCAGTTAGCCGACTTTTGGTTGCCTCCTGCTACTATGGTAGATTTTTCGAGAGTAAAGAATATCAGTCGTACAGATGTAATAGGAGGCAACGGCACTGTAAAGGAAATTTATGGTTTTGACGATTGGCAGATACGTATTCGTACCGTATGCCACAACGATGAGCTAACGGCACGAGAGTACGAAAAACGCCTTATAGAATGGTCGGAGGTGATACAATCTATCTCGGTAGAAGGAGACCTTTTTGGGTGGAAAAACATTCACAACCTCGTGATTGAAAGTATTGATATACGCAGCTTGGAGGGTACTCCTAACATTATCCCCATAGAGCTTAATTGCATTAGTGACGAACCTTTTGAACTTATTTATCGCCTATGACCTTAGCCATTGAAGTAGCCGTTACCTTTTACCCTAAGCAGGGCACCCCTTTTAAGGTGCAGAAAGTTTCAGCCATTGAGATTGAAAGTTCGTGGAAAATGCTCACCGATACGGCAAGCGTGGTGTTGCCTCGCAATGTAGGTGATTTTGATAAGCAGAAAGTAAGGGAACTCTTTGCTGTAGGTGGCAAAGTAGTGATACAAATGGGCTACAATGGTGAGCTCTTGCAGGAGTTCGAGGGCTTCATTACCGAAGTATCAGCAGACTTTCCTATTACTATTAGCCTTAGCGATGCAATGTGGAAGCTACGCCAGTTGCCCGTCAATTACGTGTCGGCAAAGGCAAGTCTAAAAGCATTCCTCACCGAAGTAGTGAAAGACTACCCCTTAGAAGTAGAAGATATAAGCCTTGGTGGCGTACGTTTTAGCAATACCACACTGGGTGCGGTGTTGGACAAACTCCAAAAAGACTGGTCAATATACAGTTTTATCCGTGCAGGCAAACTCACTATAGCCAAACCTTATTCAGATGTAAAAGCAGGTAATGAAATAAAACATTTCGACTTAGAACGCAATTGCACCGAGAATAACCTTAAGTACCTAAGCAAAGAAGAGCGCACCATAAAGATTATAGGCACCTCGTCCTTTGGCAAAGGCAAACGCCTACAATACGAGTTTGGCGATGAGAACCCTAAAACAACTTTAAAAATGACTTGGCACGTTAGTTCACAAGCTGAACTTGAGAAGGAAGTAAAACCACTATACGAGCTGCACAAGCGCGAGGGTTTTGAGGGAAGTTTTACCACTTATGGCACTCCCTCCCTGCAGCACGGCGAGAAGATACGCATTAGCTCCACTCTCTACCCCGATAGACACGGTCAGTACTATGTAGATAGAGTAAAGAAGAGTATTAGCAACGCTCAATATAGGCAGGAAATAGAAATTAGTGGTAGTACATTATAGTTATGAACGAGATAGACGAGTTTGACATATTGCTTTCTGAAAAGATAAAGAAAGCTATCCCCCAAGTGCTACAATGGGCAACAGTAACTTCTGTAGATTGGCAGGAAAAAACCTGTGAAGCTACTGATTTAGATACGAAGCTACCATTTTTAAACATAGCACTCGGTATAGGGGGAATGTATATCAAACCAAAAGTAGGAAGTCTTATCCTTGTGGGTATGGTAGAAAATAATGAAAGTCAGCCCTTTTTGCTCAATGCTCAAGAGATAGAAATATATGAGCTGAAAGCAGATAATTTCACCATACACAATGAAACAGCCGATTTTAAAACTCTTTTAAACGACCTTATAACAGAGCTTAAAAGAGCAATTATACAGACACCTGCAGGGCCTGGCAACTTTGCCCCGAATAATGTAGCAAAGTTTGAAGAGATTAACAACAAAATAAACGCACTATGGCACTAAATAAACAAGCACTCAAACAAGGCATTATCGACCTTCAGCAGGATATGCTTACCAAGACAGAGGCAAATCCAGAAGAGTACGCCGAACGCTTAGCCTCCCTTATTCACGACTTTGTTAAGAGTGGCGAGGTAACAGTAGCCCCTGGCATCAGTGTAACCACAGCAGGAACAGCCACCTCCCAAACAGGGAAAACAACAAGTGAAGGAAAAGGAAAAATAACTTAAAAAACACATCACAATGGAATGGATAACAGAAGTACTTAAAGAGCATTTTGGTTCGTTTATCGGTATGGTATTATCGGGCTTAGCGGGTTGGTTCTTTGGTCGCCCCAAGCAGCAAATGGAACTACAAACCTCCGAACTTGATAACGTAGATAAAGCCGTGAAAATCTATCGTGAAATGATAGAAGACTTGGGGGCTAAGTACGCCAACGCTATTGAGGAACTCAAACACGCTAACCAGCGCATTAAGGACTTAGAAGCCTCAGTAGAGGAACTTCTCACCGAACTTAAAAAGTACAAGCAACTCAACGGAAAGCGGTGAGCCACCGCAGGCAAATAAATAAAATGACAGTAACAGCCCTACATAATCAAAGCCTTTTAGACCTCGCCCTGCAACATACAGGCACGATAGAAAGCGTGTTTGAGTTTGCCGAAGCTAACGCCCTCAACATCACCGATGATGTACAAGCAGGAGCTCCCCTTACTGTCCCCCTACTTGGCAAAGGAGCAAGGAATGGGGATATATTAGCCTACTACACCGCTAAAAACTTACAGCCCGCAACAGCCTTTACCAAAGAAGACGAACAAGTGTCTGAAAGGCTTGAAGGTATCAGTATATGGGCGATTAACTTAGATTTTATAGTAAGTAAAGAATAAAAACCTTATGAATAACCTACAATTATACAACGCCGATAACTTAGAGGTAATGGCAACCCTTCCTGATGAGAGTATTGATGTAATTTGCATCGACCCTCCGTACTTATACCTCAAAAACCAAAAGCTGGAACGCCCTTTTGACGAGCACAAGTTTTTTGCCGAATGCAAGCGGTTACTTACAAAGAAAGGCTTTATCGTGATGTTTGGGCGTGGCACATCATTCTATCGTTGGAATACCATATTAGACGGCTTAGGCTTTGTATTTAAAGAAGAAGTTATTTGGAATAAGGGATTTTCTACGGCACCAACCTTGCCGATACAACGCTTCCACGAGACAATTGCTATATACACAAAAGAGAAAGGGAGTATAAATGCAGATGTTAAAGTTACTTACTTAGAAGTAAAACAGCATAATATAGACACTTTGATTGGTGATATTAACCGAATTAAGTCGGCATTAAATAATACTAAGGAATTAGATTTTATGAAAGAATACTTGAAAACGGGGCATATTAATATAAGCAAAAAAAGAAATGACAAAACCAGTGGATGCACTATTTCTAAAAACTCAATTGGCATTTTTTCTATACCTACAATGTGTTTGAAAGCAATAAAGGAAGGAATGCGAGAACGTTCGATTATTAAAGTAAATTATGAAAGATTTAATAGACTTCACCCCACTCAAAAACCCGTTCGCCTCTTAGAACGCCTATTAGCACTGGTTATCCCCAAAGACAAACCCCGCAATGAGATAGTAGTAGCCGACTTCTTTGCAGGAAGTATGAGCTGTATGGAAGCCGTTCACAATATGGGTATGCGTGGCATTGCTACCGAAATAGACGAAGAGTACTTCGAGAAAGGCAAACAGCGTATTGAGAGTTTACAACCCCTAATTATCAATCATTAACCTATGTCACGCACTATACAAGAAATACAAACCCTTATCCTCCAAGCCAAAGCACAAGAGCCTGCCCTTAATGAGCTCAACAGCACTTCCAAAGTAGCCATTTGGCGATTGTGGGTATATATCATAGCCGTAGCAATATGGAGCTTAGAAAAGCTATTCGACCAGCATAGGGCAGATATTGACAAACGCCTTGCCGAGCTTAAACCCCATACGGCACGCTGGTACAGAAGCAAAGCCCTTGCTTTTCAGTATGGGTTTGACCTATTGCCCGACAGTGATAAGTTCAACAACCAAGGGCATACAGAGGAACAGATAGAAGCTAGTAAGATAGTGAAGTACTCGGCAGTAATAGAAAGCAAAAATGAAGGGCGTTTGATAGTAAAAATAGCAGGCGAACAAGGCGACGCGCTCCAACCTATCACCGATACCCAAA